TCCGGTGATACCGGCTGGCGTTGCGTATCTATCCGGTGCCAACGCCGCCACTCTTTACGCAAACACCGAGGCAGTCGAACAAGCGGTTCTTATCGTCTCAACGGAAATCTTTCAATCCGTAACCGCAGCCGGTGGACAAATCGAAGGCGTGGACTTTACTCCGTCGCCTTATCGAATGGGACGCTCTCTCCAAAATCGTGTTATCGGACTTCTTGGCAATTACATCGACGTTTCAACAATGGCGCAATAATGCCAACGCCTACAACTATTGCCACAAACGTTCGAGGCACACTTGCGACCGCACTTGCTGGAGTCGTTGCCTCCGTTTATTCAAGCGTTCCCGAGACGGTCATTCCTCCGGCTTGCGTAATTGTGCCAGATTCGCCGTATCTCGAAACGACTCTTATCGGTAAGGCGAACGTCAAGGTTAAGATTAATTTCGTTATTACTGCCGCCGTTGCGTATAACTCAAACGCCGGCGCACTCGATAATCTCGAGCAGCTAGTTATCAGCATTCTTGCGGCTATGCCCGTCGGATACGTTGTCGGCGACGTTCAACGTCCGACGGTTATGCAAGTCGGCGCGAGTAATTTACTCATAGCAGATCTATCGGTCTCGACCTACTACACGCAACAGACAATCTAAGGAGAAATGTAATGCCAACAACAATCATCACGGGTCGCGATTTAGTCTTGACTATTGCAACCGTAAATTACGACGCACAAACAACCGCCGCCTCGCTTGTCAATGCGCCGGTAATTACGACTTATCAAACACTTGACGGCAAGGCTTACAAGCACATTGACGATCAGTGGACTCTCAATCTTTCACTTCTTGCAGACTGGGGCGTTGCCTCATCTCTATTCGAGGCTATGTGGACGGCTGCCGATACTGCACCTAATACGACTCTTGCAGTTTCATTCACCGCAGTAACAGGCGCAGTATTTACATGCAACGTCTTTCCGGTATTTCCTTCCGTCGGTGCAACCGCGCCGGACGCACAGACAGATACTTGGGCTATGCTCGTTAGCGGCACTCCAGCCGAGACATTCTCTTAACCACTACGAACGGGAGCAAAGATGAAACTACCAATCACCATCGAATACATGTCCGGCGATACTGCAACCTATACGGCGCAGCCACCGGAATGGGCTAAGTGGGAAAATAAAACTTCTTACACAATTTCACAAGCGCAAGATAAAATCGGAATTTCCGATCTCTTATTCCTTGCGTGGAATGCCATGAAAAGAGAGGCAGGCGGAAAGCCTGTCAAGCCTTTTGAAATATGGTGCGAAACTGTATCCGACGTACGGACTGGAGACGAAAGCCCAAAAGTTACGCCGCCGGAAGTGTGAATCGAATGCTCGTCGAGTTAGCAATAGCGACGGGCATTCCGATGAGCGAATGGGTCACGGCGGAGCAGATTTACACCGCAAAAGAGATCTTGGAGGAACAAAGCCGTGGACAATGACGCGATTTCCTATGACAAGGCAGATCTACGTCGAATCACGGGCGCATTCAAAGCGATGGACGATGAAGCAATCGCCGCAGCTAAACGCGAATCATCTGCTCTGGCAGAATTTGCTCAAGGCAAAATAAAAGAAAAATCGAACACTCGCGGAATTGCAGCGCAACGAATTGCGGCAGGTTCACGCGTTTCCAAGTCGTCCAAGATAGGCGAAATCTCTTTCGGTTTTGCTTCTCAGAAGTTCTCGGGCGGTGCTACAACTCAGCAACTATGGGGCGGCAATGAATTCGGATCTAATAAGTTCAAGCAGTTTCCTGTCTGGTCAGGGCGCGAAGGTAGAGGATCTAAGGGCTGGTTTATTTATCCGACACTTCGCGAGATACAACCAGAACTCATTACTCAATGGGAGAATGCTTTCGATAAGATATTGAAGGAGTGGTAATGGCGGCAGGTTCACGCACGTTAAAACTCTCAATCCTTGCGGACGTAGATAATCTAAAAAAGAATCTCAACGCTGGATCTAATGACGTTCAATCCTTCGGCGATAAAGTCGGAGACTTCGGAAAGAAAGCCGGACTTGCATTCGCAGCCGCAGGAGCAGCCGCAGCCGTTTACGCTGGCAAGTTAGCAATCGAAGGTGTCAAAGCGGCAATCGAGGACGAAGCGGCGCAAATACGCCTTGCAAATTCTCTCAAAAATGCAACGGGCGCGACGAACGATCAGATAAAAGCAATCGAAGCAAACATCTTAAAAATGTCTCTCGCTTCGGGAGTCTCGGACGACAAACTCCGTCCGGCTCTTTCGCGTTTAGCACTTTCAACTAATGACGCAAGCAAGGCTCAAGATCTTCTTACTCTTGCGCTAGACGTATCTCAAGCAACCGGAAAAGACTTGGAAGGCGTTGCTAACGCTCTTGGTAAGGCTTACGACGGAAATAACGCCTCACTCGGAAAGTTAGGGATTGGACTATCCGCCGCCGAATTGAAGGCAATGAGTTTCACGGAAGTTCAAGGCAAACTTTCAGACTTATTCGGTGGGGCTTCTGCCGCTAATGCAAAGACATTCGCCGGACGAATGGAAATCCTCAAGGTTACATTCGACGAAGCAAAGGAATCAGTCGGAGCAAAACTTCTTCCAATTATTCAAGATCTAGTCCAATTCGTAATTGACAAAGTTATTCCAGCACTTGGAAGATTCGCGGATTATTTCAAGCCAATAACTAAAGCAATCGAGGATAATAAAGAATCTTTTATGTCATTCTTTGAATTGATTAAACGATTCTTGCCTCCAGTTATGGACGTTATGATGAACGGTTTAAGAATTCTTGCTCAAGTTGCCGGCGGAGTTATCAACGTTATCGCTTCCGTTCTTGACATGATTAATCCAATGATTTCGGCGGCAGTCGGTGGAATAAACACACTTATTCGCGCCTATAACACAATCCCATTCTTGCCTAACGTTTCACAGATTTCAGCTCCTTCAATTACGGTTCCAAAAGTAAGCGTCCCAAACGTTGCAGGATCTACAACATCAATTCCAAGCATGAGTGCAAGCGGCTCAACTTCTGGAGGCGGCTCAACTTCTGGAGGCTCTGCTAGTGCAACAAGTGACGCACCGCAGTTCTTCAATCCGTCCGCTAATTTCGTGCCGTCATTCGGTAAATCTTCATCTATTGCACTCATGGAGGCAGGGCAATTCCAACGCGAATCCTCGATTGTCAATAACATCACGGTCAACGGTGCAATCGACGCCGAAGGAACCGCGCGACAAATTGCCGAAGTTATGAATAATGGATACTACCGAGGCACAGGTGGCGCGTCTCAGTTCGTCGGTATTAAGTGACGCAATGGAGCCCGATCTGGGACGTCTCGATAAATGGCGTCAGTTATACGACGGTTACGCTTGCCAACCTCTCGATTACTTCTGGACGCTCGAACATCTATATTCAAGCGCAAGCCGGCTATGCAACGATAAATCTAATCAACCTAGACGGGTCGGCAATAGTTCCGACAATTAACGACACTCTTTCAATCGAAGTCAAAGACACTTCCGGCACATTCGTTCCAATATTCGGTGGATCTATTGTGGACGTCGGTGTAAACGTCTCTCAAGTCGGTTCGACAGGAATAGCCCAGACAATAACTATCACAGCTCTGGGAGCCCTTGCAAGGCTTCAAAAGGCACTCACAAACGGAGTTTTAACTCAAGACTTCGACGGCAATCAAATTGACACAATTCTTCGCGAAGTCTTATTCGCTCAATGGCAACAGGTTCCGGCGGCTCTAACTTGGGCGACTTATGATCCGACTATCACGTGGGCGAATGCAGGAAATACAGGACTTGGCGAAATAGATACTCCAGGAAACTACGAACTCGCGCAACGCTCTTCCAGTCGCACCGACGTTTATTCTTTAGTCGCCGCACTTGCAAATAGCGGCTTAGGTTATATTTACGAAAATTCTGCCGGACAAATTTCCTATGCAGATTCAACTCATAGAACCGCATATCTAGCGGCAAACGGCTACACAGATCTAGACGCAAATCAGGCACTCGGACAAGGAATCAAGATACAGACTCGCGCTGGAGATATTCGAAACGACTTGACTATCAAATACGGCACAAACTCGACGAGCGAAGTCAGCGACAGAGATGAAACGTCAATCGGTCTATACGGCGAACTTGCTCAAATTATCACAACTACAATAAAACACGCGGCAGACGCAGAAGATCAAGCTGCGTTCTATCTATCGCTCCGCGCTTATCCGCAACCTATATTCGAATCTATAACCTTTGCTCTTACAAATCCCGAACTTGACAATTCCGATCGTGACGCTCTTATCGGTGCATTCATGGGACAACCGATTAACCTCACAAATCTTCCGCTCAATATGTCCTCCGGCAACTTTCAAGGATTCATCGAGGGCTGGAGATTCTCAGCCTCTTACAACGAACTCGCAATTACTCTTCTACTCTCACCGCTTGCATTTTCGCTCCAAGCGATGGCGTGGGACGACGTTCCAATCGTTGAAACGTGGTCGAGCGTGTCGCCGACACTTACATGGGAATACGCGACAATCGTCGCTTAGAAAAGGAGATAGATAAATGGCTAATCCAACAACGAATTTCGGCTGGGTCATGCCGACGGCTACGGATCTCGTCACAGATCTACCGGCGGACTTCAACGTATTCGGTCAAGCCGTCGATACTTCGCTTGCACAACTAAAAGGCGGAACGACCGGACAGGTTCTTTCAAAGACTTCCGCTACAGACATGGCATTCACGTGGGTCGCACAAGACGATTCAAACGCAATTCAGAATGCAATCGTGGACGCAAAAGGTGATCTTATTGCGGCAACGGCGGCAGACACTCCGGCGCGATTGGCAGTAGGCACAAATGGTCAATTCTTGGTTGCCGATTCTACCGCCGCGACTGGATTGAAATGGGCTACCGCGTCATCGGGAAAGATTTTGCAAGTCGTATCTGCTACTTATACAACTTCAACGGCTATCTCTGGCGTTACTTTTGCCGACACAGGATTAACGGCGACAATTACTCCAACGCTAAGCACAAGTAAAGTTCTTATTCTCGTCCAACAAACCGTTCAGACAGATCGCGCAAGTTCTACTTCTGCAAGTATGGCGGTCAAGTTACTTCGAGGCGCGACCACTATTGACTCACCGTTCTACGGAACAGGCGGATCATTCTCAGTCTATGCCGCTTCTCTTTCGACAACTGTTTCGATCGAAAACATCTTGCCAATGCATTATCTCGATTCACCGGCTACAACTTCGGCAACGACTTACAAGGTTCAAGGTGCTGGATCTACTGCAACAACTTCGGTCACTTTCCAAAATACTTCGGCTATGTCAACAATAATTCTCATGGAGGTCGGCGCATAATGACAAACAAATTAATAATTAGGGCAGTTCAGGCTCTTGCACCAGACTTAGATTTCCGCGTAGAAAATGACGATATTGACACTATCGAGTCTCTCAACGGAAAAGACATTCCGTCAAAAGCCGCTATTACTGCACAAATCAAAATTGTTGAAAAAGAATTAGCCGACGAAATTACAAATCGCGAAGCGGCTAGATCCTCAGCACTTGCAAAATTAGCCGCACTTGGACTTACAACGGAGGAAATAAGTGCCATTTCCTAACGGCACTCTTCACCGAGTAATCGAAATCGCTCTGGGCGAAGTCGGAACCGTTGAAGAAGGCGATAACCTAACAAAGTACGGAAAAGCCTTCGGAGTCGATGGTTTGCCGTGGTGCGGTTCATTCTGTAACTGGGTCTATAAAGAAGCCGGAGTCAAAATTCCATCGGTTATCTCAACGGCGGCAGGGGCTCACGCGTTTAAGAATCTTGCTAAATTTCGAGAAGCGCCTCAAGTCGGAGATCTTGCATTCATGGACTTTCCGCACGATGGCGTAGATCGTATTTCCCACATCGGAATTGTGGTCAAAGTTGCGTCGGATTCGATTACTACAATCGAAGGAAATACGTCAGGGACAGGCGATCAACGCAACGGCGGAATGGTAATGATCAAGACTCGCGCACTTGGTACAGGGTCACCGGTTGTCGGTTTTGGTCGTT